ATACAAATGGCTTTATCTAAAGGTGATATTAATCTTGAAGATGCAATTGATGTTAGAGAGATTAAAAATCTAAAACTTGCCAATCAGTTATTAAAACTAAAAAGAACTTCTAAGCAAGAAAGAGAAGAAAAAATGGCAATGCAACAACAAGCTATGCAGGCTCAACAACAACTTAAGGCTCAAGAGATGGCAGTTCAAGCCAATCAACAAAAGGTTCAGATGGAAGTTCAGGCTAAAATGCAATACAGACAGGCAGACATTGCTTTTGAAATTGAAAAGTTAAAAGCAGAAGCTGAGTTAAAGTCAGGTTTAATGCAACAAGAATTTGATTTGAATATGCAACTAAGACAGATTGATGCCGAGGCTTTACAGAGCAGAGAGACATCAAGAGAAGATGCAAAAGCTTCTAGGATAAGTCAAGCAAACTCAGAGCAATCTAAAATGATTAATCAAAGAAGAAATAATCTTCCACCAATTAATTTTGAATCTAATGAAGATAGTTTAGATGGTTTTGACTTAGCAGAGTTTAACCCTAGATAGTGTCTAAATCATTAATAAATTTTGTGTAACTTTGTATAAAATTAAATCTAATATAATATGGAAATTAAAGTAAAAGCACTAGATGTATCCGGTGAGGAGAAATCTGTACAAGAAGTGGAACAAGAATTGCTTAATAAGCACGAGGAAAAACTTGACCAAGAAACAACTCCCATAGTTCAGGAGTCTAATAATGAACAGAAAGAACTAAAAGAGGAAACTCCTATAGTTGACGAAGAAATTAAAACTGACTCTTCACAGTTAAAAGAAGAAGACGTTCTAAAATATATTGGTAATAGATATGGTGAGGAGATTAATTCTCTTGACGATTTACAAAAACAGAGAGAGAGAGAACCTCTTCCTGAAGATGTATCTAAGTATCTAAAATTTAAAAAAGAAACAGGTCGAGGATTCGAAGACTTTGTAAAACTTCAAAAGGATTACAATGAAATGGATTCAGACGATTTGCTAAGAGAGTATTTATCTGCGACTGAAAAAGGTTTAGATGCAGATGATATTCAAGATTTAATGGAGGACTATTCATTTGACGAAGATGTTGATGATGAGAAGGCTATTAGAAAAATCAAATTAGCAAAGAAAAAAACTATTGCGAAAGCAAAGGATTATTTTGAGAATCAAAAAGAGCAATATAGTGTACCTCTTGAGTCAAGAAGGGAAGCTGCATCTGAAAGTGAATCAGAAGAATACCAACGCTATAAGCAATATGTAGCAGAAGCGAAGACAGTTAATGAACAAAATGTCCGTAAGGGCGAGGTGTTCACAGAAAAAACTAACAATGTATTCAGTGAGTTCAAAGGTTTTGAGTTCAGTATAGATGACAACAAAGTTTATTTTTCACCGGGAGATTCTGATGAATTGAAAAAGAACCAACTAGACCCTAGTAATTTTATAAAGAAATTTCTAGATGCAGATGGTGTAATGGAAGATGCAAAAGGATATCACAGGTCACTAGCGATGGCGATGCACCCTGATAAATTTGCCAAGTTCTTTTATGAGCAAGGTAAAAGTCAAGCAGCAGATGAGCAGATGAAGAAGTTAAAAAATATAAATATGACGACTCGCTCTGCTCCTGAAGTTGGGAACACTAAATCAGGAATGCAAATCAAGTCTTTATCCCCTGACTCAGGTCGAGGTTTAAAGATTCGAAGTAGTAGAAAATAAATAAATGTTAAACTAAAAAATTTAAAATTATGAGCGTATCAAACGTACCCGGTTTTGATTTACAACCAAGTGCACAAAGAGTGCCGTTGGAATCAAACTACATAACTAATTTTGATTTCTTGAATCAGTATCTTCCTGATACTTATGAAAAGGAATTTGAGCGTTATGGAAACAGAACTATTTCTTCATTCTTAAGAATGGTAGGAGCAGAAATGCCATCTAACTCTGACCTTATTAAATGGGCAGAACAAGGAAGATTGCATACTAAATATGTTGACTTGACTGCAGGAGCAGCAGCAGCAGGCGATAACGATGCAACATTCACTGTACTAGATGCATTGAATCCTGCATTCGTAAATGCAGCAACAGGTTCAATTGCAATTAGAACAGGTCAAACTGTAATGATTAGCGACAACGCAGGTGGAGGTTCAGTAAAAGGACTTGTAACTGTAGTAGACTATGCTAACAGAACATTCAAAGTAGCTTTCTATCCTGCTTCAGGTATGCCGGTGGCATCAGCAGGTAACAAATTCACTGTATTTATTTACGGTTCTGAATTTGCTAAAGGAACAGTAGGAATGGCTAACTCTCTAGAAGCTGATGATTTCATCTTCGAAAATTCTCCAATTATCTTAAAAGATAAGTATGCAGTATCAGGTTCTGATATGGCACAGATTGGATGGGTTGAGGTTACAACTGAAAACGGAGCAAACGGATACCTATGGTATTTAAAGTCTGAGCACGAAACAAGATTACGTTTTGACGATTATCTTGAGACTGCAATGATTGAAGCAGTTCCGGCTGAAGCAAATGGTGGTGTGATTTCACAAGCAGATTTTGCTGACGGTGGTAACAAAGGTTCAGATGGTATCTTCTACGTTGTTGAGGAAAGAGGAAATGTATATGGTGGAGGAAACCCTGTTACTTTAGCAGAGTGGGATTCTATTATTTCTAGACTTGACAAGCAAGGAGCAATTGAAGAGAACGTAGTATTTGTAGATAGAGATTTCTCTTTCGACATTGACGATATGTTATCTCAACAATCTTCTAATGCAGCAGGTGGAGTATCTTATGGTCTATTTGACAATGAGAAAGAAATGGCTCTAAACTTAGGTTTCACAGGATTCCGTAGAGGTTATGATTTCTACAAGTCTGATTGGAAATACCTAAACGACCCAACAATGAGAGGTGGTCTTTCAAATGTTGCAGGTAGTGGAAAAGTAAGTGGACTTTTAGTTCCTGCAGGTTCTACTTCTGTATATGACCAAATCTTAGGGAAGAACGCTAAGAGACCATTCTTGCACGTTAGATATAGAGCTTCAGAAACTGAAGACAGACGTTACAAGACTTGGATTACAGGTTCAGCAGGTGGAGCAAAAACTTCTAGCTTAGATGCTATGGAGGTAAACTTCTTATCTGAAAGAGCAGTATGTACTTTAGGTGCTAACAACTTCTTCTTATTTAAGAACTAAGAAGGCAATACTAAGGGGGTGTCTTCAAAGACACTCCCTTTTTTATTTAAACTTTAATTTTAATCTAATTTTATTATAATGAAAAAAAACAAGACCAATGCGTTTGTAGACAAGAGTTACAAACTAACCAAAGAAGCAGCACCACTTTCTTTTATGCTGCCAATAAGACACTCACAAAGATTCCCTTTATTATGGTTTGATGATACCAACGGTATCAACAGAGAACTTAGGTATTCAAGCAATCAAAAAAGTCCATTTGTAGACGAGCAAGACAAGAATGTTTTACTTACTCCGGTAATTTTTGAAGATGGATTTTTATATGTTCCGAAAACAGACCAAGTATTACAAGAATTTTTACACTATCACCCTTTAAACGGTAAAAAGTTTATTGAGATTGACAAAGCTAAAGATGCTGAAGAACAAGTAGAAGACCTAATGGTTGAAGCTGATGCTTTAGGTGAAGCTAGAAATCTATCTATTGAGATGTTAGAAAACATCTGTAGAGTATTATTCAACACAGACACCTCTAGGACCTCTAGTGCTGAACTTAAAAGAGATGTACTAGTATATGCTAGAAATTATCCTGCAGAGTTCTTAGACATTCTTAAAGACCCTGATTTAAAACTACAAGGAACTGTTCAAAGGTTCTTTGATGAAGGTTTGTTATCTTTTAGAAAAAGTCAAAAAGAAGTATGGTTTAATACCAAGACTAATAAATCTAAACTATTAAATGTTCCATTTGGAAAAGATGGTATGGATTTAGTTACTTCTTATATGAGAAGTGATGATGGTATTGAAGTGCTTAAACACTTGGAATCTTTATTAAATTAATATCGTATATTTGTGGCTTAGTCACTATCACGAGGATAGTGTTTTTTACTAATTTTTAAAATATATTATTATGAACAAGTATTTACAATTTGCAATCGAAGATTTCGAACCTGCACAAGTGCCTATCAACGGTGGTTTGTTTGTTGGTGTTGTAGCTGAAACTTCAATTAAACTTCACTCTTCAGACAACGCTTCAATTTACACTGTAGTAGGAACAGGATTAACGGTTGCATCAGCAGATGCAATTAACCAAGCAATCATTCTTGCAGCACAAACTAATTGGATGAAAGTTGAGCATTTAGTTATGATTCCTAAAGGCGAAGTTATTACAGGAGTAACAGTTGGTGCTAGTTAATTAAACTAACTTTATTACATTTTTAAGAGACCTCTTCATTTTTGAAGAGGTCTTTTTATTTTGTTTATCTTTGTAGTAAAAGTGAACAGATGATAAATTCAGTAAGACAGACGGTAATGTCCGTCCTGAACAAAAATAATTACGGATATATATCCCCATCAGACTTTAACTTATTTGCAAAACAAGCACAGTTAGATTTATTTGAAAATTATTTTTATTCGTACAACTATCAGATTAATAAGGAAAATGCTCGTGCATCCGGTACGGGGTACGCTGATATTACAAAAGGACTAGAAGAAGTTATTGATACATTTTCTAGACAATTACCCTTGTTAAATAACGGAGGTTATAATGAGTATTTTTTACCCTCGTTGACAACAACTAATGATGATTATTATTTAATAAACAAAAANTTAGTTTACAACAAGATATTAATACAGGGAACTACTACCGGAACTAATGGTGGTAGTGTAGGTGTTTTTGATAGTACGGCAGATTTTATTGCTGCAGGAGTACAAGTAGGAGATATAGCAGCTACAGTTACAGGTGGTATTACATATAACACTGTAATTAGACAAATTTTAAGTGCAACACAACTTATAGTTAGAACAACTCAGGGAGCATCAGTATGGGATAGTATAGGTAAAGACTATATTATATATTCAGCAGCAGATATAAAAGAAGCAGAAAAAGTTACACATAGTAAAATTACTATGTTGAATAACTCAATACTTACTGCACCAAATCTTACATACCCTGCTTATACACAAAACGGATTACAAGGGGAGTTATTTCCTGACACTATAAATAATGTTGGGCAAGTGGTTTGTCAATACATTAGATTTCCTTATGTACCTAAATGGACATTTGTAACACTAACGAATGGAGAACCTGCCTTTGACCAATCAGCATCTGACTATCAGGATTTTGAATTACCAAATGATGATGAAGTTAATTTGATTAATAAAATTCTTCAATATGCAGGTATGTCAATTAGAGAAGTAGAAGCAGTTCAGTTCGCAGGAAGTGAAGAGCAAGCAAACAATCAAGAAGAAAAATAATTATGGCATATATAACAGATTATCAATATTATGAAAATGGAGGACTAGTTCCTGAAGATGCTAATTGGGGTTCATATCAATATGTTTCTTTAGAAGATATAGTAAACAATTTTCTACTTATGTATCAAGGCAATCATAGTCTTGTAAATAATGAGGAAAGGTTTAAGATTTTGTTTCACGCAAAAAGAGCAATACAAGAATTAAACTATGATGCATTTAAAGAAATTAAAATATTAGAACTTAGTGTTTGTGATTCTTTAAGATATGTCTTGCCATCTGATTATGTGAATTGGGTAAGAGTATCTTTATATCAAAATGG